TATCAATCACACCCAACAATTAAAGCACCATTATCAAATTAAAAACAAAGTTTCCAAAAAGGTTGGATTCAATTGATTTATTTGTTATATTTAAAGTATAAAAATAAAGAGATGGAAATTATTAAATTGATTAACGGTACATGGCAATTGATCGACGAACAAGGGTCAGTATTAATACAAGGGTCACACAATGAGTGTTTGGATCGACTAGGCGAGATTGAAGACGATCTGTATTACAACTTTTTGATGTGGTCAGGAATATAAAGTGCCTACCACGCTTAATGGATTGGAGTGTCTCCGGTTGCGCGTACCAGGGTAGGTCTTTTGCGTAAACGCTTAATAAGACGAAGTACAAGTCTCAAGCAGGGTGCGGGGCCTGCAACATGTTCCCATCGTCTAACGGTTAGGACCTGCGGTTTTCATCCGTAAAATTGGAGTTCGATTCTCCATGGGAATACAAAAATACCGATGGGGTCCTAAGATAGAAATATTGAAAAAGACATGCAAGACCTCGTGAAAGTAAAGGCGTCGGTATTAGTCAGGTGGCGGAATTGGTTAGACGCTAAATTAACGAGTGGATAGTGTGCCATTGGGGAAGGGCCAAGAAAGTTACACATACAGGTTCGAATCCTGTCCTGACTACGCAAAAAACACTGGGCTAAGTTTCCTTACCTCGTAAGAGATGGGTTTTATATGCCTAACATAGTCAGGTGGTGTAATTGGTAACACGCTCCTCTAATACGACAATTTGTCGGGTGTAGTGCAGGTTCGAATCCTGTTCTGACTACAAAAAATTCAAAATAATATTTGGATTATTAAAATAAATTAATTATAATAAATAAAACAATTAACCAATATGAAACATTCATTAGCAGCAGCCGGCTTATCATTATCTCAAGCCCAATCAATTTCTAATCTTTGCAACCAACGTTGTCGAGACATTCAGTCACAAATTGATGTAATCAACAATGCCGAAAAGGTAATTACAATTGCTGATAAGGCTTATGTGAAAATGTCTGCGAACCCTATCCCAGGAGATATCATCGAGTTATTAACAATGAAAGCTCGTTTGCATTCCGCTCAAGCATTCTTAATGGAAAACATCCGAGCTAAGGATCAATTGTTAACGGCAAAGCAAACTGAGCAATTCAATTACTCAGTTGACCGACCTGAATCACCCGAGTATCATACTATTGATGAGTTACGAGGAGTAACTGAGCAGTGGGGTTGGGATCAACTAACTGCGCCGCAGTGGCAGGAATTCCTAGAAGCAGAAGCATATGCATCTCATATTGGTCAGTTTATCCATAAAGGTGGAAAATTAGATCGACTTCGTACCGAGTTGCCTACCATGGAATTGTTAGAGTGGGATATGATTGAGGATGGAAAAAGAACGCCAGTAGAAGTTAATGTGCATCACACGATTGAATATTTAGGTGGTATTCATTCCGAGTTATCCGGGATACATCGCAAACACGAACAGAAGGTTAACTATTTCAAAGCAATGGTTAAGAATGCCGTTACAGTTGAGAATGCTCGTATAATCCGGGTCAACGCAGACGAACAGGCTCGGGTTGATAAAATCAATGAATTGAATCATGCATTATATGATACCGCAATGAAATCATGGAACGCGGATCGTACGGCATATCAATATGCATTCAATGAGACAAGACAAAAAGAAATTGAACATCTTGCTGCATTGAGAATTGAAGTACCAGCTCGCTTTCAATCAGTAGTAGATGAATTCCTTAAAGGATTAGAATAATTAAGGTATGGTAAGGGATAAGCACAAGCCGTGTCTCTTACCATTTTATGTTGGGTAGTAAAGTTTTTGTCATGATATGATATACATATATAAACTACTAGAAACGGCAGCTAGGCTGCCCACAAAACATCCGCTTCCTTTACAAGCTCCAAACAACTGAGATAGAACTCAAAGGGTAGACAAGTTACTCGGCTCCGGTTGAGATAATTGGCTAGCAAACGAGACTTAGTTTTTGATTTTGTCTTTGCCGTAAAGGAAGGTCTTTGATTTTGGCATTAGCGTTGATTTAGTCTATACGCTTTATTATCCAGCAACTTGATATTATTAGGCCCTAGCAGAAATGTTGGGGCTTTATTTGGTTTTATGAAATAAATTTTATATATTATTAGTATGGAAAACACATTAAACAGATATTGTACCGAGTGCAATGCAATCACAGATCACAGAGAAAAAGGGTTACGAGGTACCGTTACCATATGCGATGTCTGTGATACAACAAATTCTCCAGTTACAATAGTAAAAGAAAACGGCGGCACGTTGAGAGGATCGCTAGTTAAATTTGTTGAATTTGAAGGCGACGCAATAGGCAGTCGGGCTAAGCAGTTACATGATGAACCGCAGGTTGGTTTTAGTTGTGTGTTAGACCCACAATATGCGGCATACACTTGGTTAACGACTCCAATTAAAGAAATCGAAAGTGATATCACAAACGGCAGTATCCGAACAATTGCGTTTAAAACACAGAATTCTAATTATACACTTTATATTGTAACGCCATGAAAATAACACTAATTTCAGATACTCACACAAAGCATAAACAAGTAACAGATGACCTTCCAGGTGGCGCCTTGCTTATACATGCCGGCGATTTCATGAACTCGGGATACAATCCAATGGAGGCAATGGAGTTTTTCCAATGGTTCGATTCAATTGACAATTACGATGCAAAAATATTCATTGCTGGTAATCATGATCGTTGGATGCAAGATGAACCGGTGGAAGCAAAAGATATTTTAACAGGATACGAGACTATTGATTATCTAGAAGACGCTAGATTAGATTTGTGGGATAACGAAGATCAACAGCTAGTTATATATGGTTCACCTTGGCAACCTTATTTTTACAATTGGGCATTTAATTTACCTCGCAACGGAGAGGAACTGAAATCAAAATGGGATGCAATTCCAACCAACACAGATATTCTAGTTACACACGGACCAGCTTGGGGAACATTGGATGACGTTGAAGGTCGTCGCGGAGACCATTTAGGTTGTGAGCTCCTCGCAAAACATATAAACGAAGTAGTTAAACCAAAGATCCATGTATGCGGACATATTCATTCAGGTCATGGATATTATTTTAATGGGCAGACACATTACTTTAATGCTTCTGTATTAAATGAGCGATACAATTACGCTCAAAAGCCGTTAACGTTTGATTGGGAACCAATTACAAATGAAATAAAATGGTTATGATAGATACAGACGAGTTAGTAGCAATGTATGAAGCTAGGCTTAACTACGCGTGGGAACATGGCAAGCTCATGCAATTGAAATACGCAACCGAAGCTCCATTTTTCTATGATATCCCCAAATTAGAATTTCAGCGAAGTATCATGATAGATGATATAATGCGGGAAGTTGATATCATGTTAATGCGAGAAGAAATAACACAGGACGAATATTGGGAAATAGAAGATAGATTATGAAATTAACATTAGAATTCGACGGAAACGAAGAAAGAGACGATCTTCAAGTAGCATTGGATGGCTACAAATGGAAAAATGCCATGTGGGAACTAGACCAACGACTAAGAAAAACAACCAAATATGGAACGAGTCAACTTCCAGATTATGACTCAGCAACTGGGATTGAACAGGACGTTGCAGAAGCAACACGAGAATCAATTAGAGAGATATTGAATCACTGGAATTTAAATTTAGATTGATATGATGAAACGAGGAGTAGGACCATTATTAATGGTGATTGGTATATTTTTAATGAGTGTACCAATTATATATTTAGCTGCAGAAGAGAAGATGCAGTGTGATCAATTAATCTTCCTTGAAGGAGAACTGAGTATAGATATACGATACGTTGATTCCTACGACAATGGAATGTCTACTATTCGTCTATGTGATGGAAAGATCCTACGAGTACCAACTAGAAGAATAATTAAAATCGTAGATAAAGATGTACAATAGAATAAGAAGATGGTGGCGTTGGGAAGTTCAACATATACCTAGAGATTTCAGAATTGGAGTAAAGAATCTATGGAAATGGTTTCCAACTATCTGGAAGGATAGAGATTGGGATCATGATTTCATATACAACCTACTAGCTAAAAAGTTAGAGTTTCAAGCCAAATATATCGGCGACAGCGACTTTCATACCCGAGCAAAGCAGGATGCTAATTGTATGAGATTGGTTGTCAAACTAATTAATCTAGAGCAATCAGATTTCTATAATATGGAATACATGGAATATGCTGAAAATAAGCATTGGTTTGAACCTTGCGAAGATCGACCGGAGTACTCTACGTGGGAATCTGAAAACGTGTGGGAACGATATGATGAATACTTTGCAAAGTATCCATTGTGCCATAAAAGAGCACTACAATATATCAAAACACATCGAAAGTCATTTACAAATGACCATACAGACAAACAGCTAGTAGCAATGATTATGGGGGATCTTCGACAAAAGAAATGCAAAGATTTAATATTTAAACTAATGAACCAGAACATAGATAAATGGTGGGATTAATATGACAGATAAAAGAAAATGTGGGCATGAAGATTGGTGTGATTGCAAACTGCCTCAAAAATACCCAATACCAGGATATGATCCTTATACCGGCGAACCGAATCCGTTACTAGAATCTAGTCAATTAGAAGAATTAAATAAATTTTTAATAACAGTGGCAAATATGGATAAAGTAGGTATCCGTAGAAAAATATTAGCATTAGAAGACTATATACATCATCTTAAACAAGGAACAATCAAGAACAGTGGGAGTTAAACAAGGAGACAACATATGGAACTATATTCATTTACTATAGGTATTCTTACGATTGTAATATTTGCAGTAGCAATATGTGCAGTTTTAGGATTGCTTAAGGTACTAAGTTTAACTAAACAATTATTAACAATGAACCGTCGTCTAGACGATTCAACTCGGGACATATGTCAGGATATCAATATGATAGAACGTACATTGAGTAATAGTATCGATACTGAACGGGATCATCGAGAAATAGCATGCAGCAACATAGCTGATTATGCTGGAAGATACACCGATTCCCGTATCGATCAATTGGAATCAAAATTAACTACCAAGACAGATAAGTCAAAGAAGACTATTATCTGCTAATTAAATAACAAAAAACTCCCACAGTTCTTGGTTATTTAATTTCTTTTTCTTATAATATAAAAAAAGAGCTATGACACGTAAGAGAAACTTCATGACAACATTATTTTTATGGTTGCGAAGCAAAGGAATGCTTTGCAAAAAACCAGTATACCGCAAGCCAGTAATCAAAGTATCTAAGACAGTGTATCCCGATGGTAAACCTCGTTTATCTCCAAATGGTAGTGGGGAATGGTATGGCTTAGTAGGTGATAAAACTAAATCAGATAAATAGTATGACAATTAAGCAAATTTTTGACGAAATAGCAGCAGAGTCAGGAACAAACCAAAAGATGGTTATCTTAGCAAAGTATCAAGACAACAAACTTTTAGAACGAGTGTTGTACCTGGCCAACTCAAAGCGTGTTAAATTCTATATCAAACAACTCCCGGATTATTTATTCTTTCCAAGTGGTGAAATGGGACTTGATTCTGCATTAGATGCATTAAGTGATTTATCTACAAGAAAGGTAACAGGTCATTCAGCAATCGAACATCTAGTTCACGTGTTGGCTTCATGCACTCCAGATGACTCTTATATCATTGAGCGCATTATTGAAAAAGATTGCCGCCTAGGAATGGGTACAACAAACATCAACAAAATATTTAAAGGTCTTATTGAAGACACTCCTTACATGGGAGCAATTTCATTTGATGAAAAGAAGGCACGTGCTATCTTTAATAGCCACGCAAGTGCTTATTCGCAGATCAAAATGGATGGTAGATACTGTAATGCTATTATCCGTGGTGGTGAAGTTGAATTAGAATCTCGACAAGGAGAGGCAACTATAGTTACCGGAGCCACTTTTCTAGATGAACTAACACAGTTTACTGATTGTGTGTTGAATGGTGAGTTGACTATCGATGGCGTATCACGTTATGAATCTAACGGCATTATTGCATCTATCACTAGCATCTTAAGCAAACAAGAAGCTCGAGGACCGATAGAGACACGCAATCATATTGTTAAGTTCCAATGTAAACACGGAGACTTTGCAAAGGCTCTGAAATCAATTAGATTCACCGTATGGGATATGATTACTGTAGATGAGTATTTTGATCAGAAGTCGGATGTTCCATATTACACCCGGGTAACCGATTTAACTAGTATGATTGAATTACGTAAGCCGGAAATGATATCATTGGTTGAGATAAATATTGCAGATAATTATGAGGAAGCGATTCGATATTTCCAGGAAGCATTAGCAGATGGCCAAGAAGGAACTATACTTAAATCGTATCATGGAGGTTGGAAAGATGGGAAACCAAATTTTCAAATCAAAATGAAACTTGAGATGGATGTGGATCTTCGCATTACCGGATTCAATTATGGCACCGGAAAGAATTGCAATGTTATATCTTCAGTTAATGCTGAGTCGAGTGATGGTAAGGTTGTTACTCGCCCGACGGGCATTAACGAGGCCATGATGCAACATATCACTAACAATCAGGAAGCATTGCTAGGTACAATTGTTGAATGTAAATGTAGCGGGTTGTCTCAAGACGGAGAAGGAAATTATTCATTGCTTCATCCAGTATTCAAGTCATTGCGAGATGACAAAGATACTTGTGATGATCTGCAGTCAATTATTGCAATTGAAAATATGGTTAAAGGATTAAATTAAATTATGAGTGCAACACAAATACCAAACAAGAACTTTGACAACGAGAAACAGGAACATACGCCATACTCAGTAATTATACAAGGCAAACTTAAATCGTCATATGATAGTTTTAGGTCGCCTAAGAAATTAGAACCAACCACAAAGAAAAAGCGGAATCAGACGGCACCGGAGGATTTGCCGAGAGTAGATCCTACCGCATATCGCAAATGGTTTAACAAATAAAATATATGAAGATATTCAGCATAATAATATTAAGCATGGTGCTAACCAATACGGCACCTATTAAGTGCGTAGCAACATGGTATGATATGCATGGCTCTAGAACCGCATCGGGAACTAGGATGCACCGAGACTCCCTAACAGCAGCATATAACTCGGCGCCATTTGGAACCCGTTTGCAAGTAACCAATTGCAAGACACAAGCAGTGTGCACTGTAACTGTTACGGATCGGATGGGCGTAAAGACTGCGAACCGAATAGATTTAAGCAAAGCTGCATTTGGGTGTATAGCATCACATCAGCAAGGCCGCGTAGAAGTATTAATTAACATAATCAAATAGCATGACACAAGAAGAAATAATCTCAGTGATAAATGACGCAAACCTACAACTTCGGATTGCAGAAGACAAACTAGATACACAGAAACGTCTCATAAAGACACAGGAAGAAATGATTGAGATACTTAAAGCTACGATAGTGAATCGAGATAAATTCATTGCGATATTGGAAGGTCAGTTGGGAGTGTTAGATCGCGTAGTGGATAGGCAAATACTTAAAGGATAATCTGGTTGGATTAATCAATTGTTTTTCTTATATTAAATAAAAGAGAAAGATTATGCAAAACATACACATTATTCCACAAGAAGACCCTTGTTCATTTTGTAAAGGAACAGGACAAATAGTTTCATCTACTACAATTAGTGGATTTAAAACTTGTGATTGCATTAATATTCCACAAGAAGAACCAAAACAAGATATAACAAGAACAATGAAAACAGCAGTAGAATGGTATAAACAAGAACTTAATAAGATAGAATTATCCTATATGAATAAAGTTATTGATAGAATAGTCTATATGGACTTAAAAAGTCAAGCATTTGAACAAGCCAAAGAAATGGAGAAGGAGCAGATAAACGAAGCGTTTTACGATGGTTACTATAAAGAAGAGTTATACGATTCTAGAAAATACTACAACGAAACCTTTAAATCAGAATAAGATGGATAATGAAGCACAAGCATTTTCAGCGGGGGTTATGTTTGGAGTATTGTTTGGAATAATTCTTTCAATACTTTGGTATGCAAACAAAACATGGAAAGAGAAATATAAAAAGAAATAGAATTTAAATCAGAATAAGATGAACCGAAGAAACAGAAGAATCATATCAGCTATGATAGCAGTAGTAACAGTATGTGTAATATGTGTGTATCCAATTGCGGCAGCAGTAGCGTTGTTATTATTTGGCGTTACCTTTTTGATTGGAGTTATTGTTTATGAGATATTAAACCTACTTGATTAGTATGAATCAACATAAACAAGTTAACTAACTAGAATGCTTAGCAGTTTACGGCAAAGCTTCTAAATAAAAATATAACGAATGCAAAACATAGTAATAGCAGCAACAACGATAATCGGTATAATGATAATATTATATGTAATAGGTAGAATGCTAATAATAATATCAGACATAATGCATATATATTCTAAATGCAATCCTAAGCCCACACCAAAGCAAATAAAGGAAGCAGTGAGAACCAGAAGACAAGCTAGAATAGACTATGTATATATAGGAGGTATAGCTTTAGCCGGAGGGTTTATAGCAGTATCGGTATTATACCTGATAGGAGAAGCAATACTCAAGCTTGGATAAGGTGTTCCCGGACGATAGTAATACCAGTAGCCCCAGTAGCCCCGTGTCTATGGAAATAAGTACTCGTATAGATAACATCTATGTGATTCAGTATTTTAACGTGTCATTGCCAGAGATCGGAACGCAGATTGAGTGTCTAGAAGGAGCCGGTAGGCATGGTTAAGTATATTTCTAGCTGTCCTTCTTTGTTTAAGGGGGCGTACCTTCTATATCTCCATTCCAGCAATGCCTAGATACCAGATTCTATTTTTAGACGCATTAGAAGAGCGTATTCCAG